AAGATTTCCCTTCTTTTCAAAAGAAAAAACAATCACATTTAAAGATGTTCTCGGACATTGTAAAGAAAATCTAGATAGCAATGTAAAGTCGTACAAAGTAATACTTGAAAACGATGACGTGTTAAAACGTAATTACAAGATGATGCAGCTTTATTCTCCTCTCTTAACCTTAGAAGCAAAAGGTGAAATTCGAGAAACTCTAAGCGCCCCAGATAATTCGTTTAACAGAACTGAATTAATCAAAATGATGATGAAAGACGGCTTTGGCGAAGTTAATTTTGTCGAGCTGTTTCAGCATTTTAATAAAATATCCGTAGACAACTAGCTAATTGTTTCTAAGATTTAATAAAGAGGAAGCATGACTTCGAACAACAATATTGATTTTTCCAGATATGGAAAACAGTTCCAAGAGTCCCTGGCACAGTTAGTTCTAGAGGACCGACCATTCGCAGATCAGCTTGAAGAAGTTCTTAACACTAGTTTCTTCGAATTGAAATATCTACGTGTTTTTGTATCAAAAATCTTCGAGTATAGAGAGAAATATGGCGTACACCCGACGGATAAGATCATTGCATCTATTCTGAGGACTGAAATGGATCATGAGAACGGAGCGATCCAAAAACAAGTACGAGATTACTTTGCCAGAACTCTGATCAAAAGCGTACAAGATCAACAATACATCAAAGAAACTTCGCTGGATTTTTGCAAGAAGCAAAAGCTCAAGGAAGCGCTTATGAAATCTGTTGATTTAATCCAAAAATCTTCATATGATGAAGTCAAACAAGTTATCGACGAGGCTTTAAGATTAGGTACGGATAATAATTTTGGTCACGATTTTGTAAAAGACTTCGAAACGCGATACGAGATAAAGAATCGTGCTCCGGTCACCACTGGGTGGGATAGGATTGATAAGCTGACAAGAGATGGTTTAGGCATGGGGGAACTTGGTGTTGTAATCGCTCCCACCGGCGCCGGCAAGTCTATGGCGTTGGCTCACCTGGGCGCCCAAGCAATTAAGGCGGGTAAAAATGTTATACATTACACACTAGAATTATCCGAAGGTACCACAGGGCAACGTTATGATAGCTGCATAAGTGAAATTCCACTGTCTACCTTATTTCACAGGAAAGAAGAAGTCTTAGAAGCAATTAGCGATTTGGGTGGCAATCTAATTATTAAGGAGTACCCAACAAAGACTGCTTCGCCAAATGTTTTGAGATCTCACCTAGAAAAATTAAAAAAAAGAAATCATAAAATCGATATGATTATAGTAGATTACGCCGATTTGCTTAGGCCGACCACACATTTCAAAGAGAAAAGAAATGAGTTGGAATCTATTTATGAAAATTTGCGAGCAATCGCACAGGAATATGGCTGTCCGATTTGGACGGCTTCACAGACCAACCGGTCGGGCCTAAATGCTGAGGTTGTAACCATGGAATCAATATCGGAAGCTTTTAACAAATGTTTTGTTGCGGACTTTATTTGTTCTATCTCTAGAACAATAAAAGATAAAAATTCCAATACAGCTAGAATGTTTATTGCAAAGAACCGGAATGGCCCGGATGGACTGGTTTTTCCTATGTTTATGGACACTAGTGTGGTACAATTAAAAGTGCTGACGCCAGAAGGCCAAACTCAGTCTGGGGCAATAGTATCCTCCTCACCTCAAGAACTGGCTAAAACACTAAAAGAAAAATACAAGAATTATAGAAATGCAAATAGGGAGACGACGAATGGAGCTATCTAGCAGGATTTTATCTGATATAACTATACACATGAAATATGCACGTTACTTACCAGAGAAGGAAAGAAGAGAGACGTGGAAAGAAGTTGTTACTAGAAACAAAAAAATGCACATTAAGAAATATCCTTTTTTGAAAGATGAAATCGAAGAAGCTTACAAATATGTTTATGAAAAGAAAGTACTACCATCTATGCGATCTATGCAGTTCGGCGGGAAGCCAATTGAAGTGGCACCTAACCGGATATATAATTGTGCTTACATGCCTGTTGACCATCGCGATTCTTTCAGCGAGTGTATGTTTCTCTTGCTTGGCGGAACGGGTGTCGGATATTCGGTACAAAAGCACCATATTGAAAAACTTCCCGAAATTCAGCGTCCTAGCACAAAGAGAACTCGTCGTTTTCTTGTGAGTGACTCGATCGAAGGATGGGCTGACGCGGTCAAAGTTTTAATGACATCGTATTTTAAAGGGGGGTCTAGAATCCGTTTTGACTTTAGTGACATCCGTCCCAAAGGTGCCAGACTAGTTACTTCAGGTGGCAAAGCCCCAGGCCCGCAGCCACTTAAAGAGTGCTTGTTGAAAATTAAGGGAATTTTGGATGAGAAGGAGCCCGGCGACCAACTTGAATCAATTGAAGTACATGACATCATTTGTCATATTGCTGATGCTGTTCTTGCCGGGGGGATTCGCCGCGCTGCTCTTATATCATTGTTTTCGGCTGACGACGAAGAGATGCTTGCGGCTAAGACGGGGAATTGGTGGGAAACGAATCCGCAAAGAGGAAGAGCTAACAACTCTGTAGTCTTGCTGCGCCATCGCATAACTCATGATTATTTCATGTCTTTGTGGGAGCGCATCCGCGCTTCAGGCAGCGGAGAGCCTGGCTTTTATTTCTCTAATGATAAGGACTGGGGTACAAACCCTTGCTGCGAGATTGCGCTTCGACCATACCAGTTTTGTAATTTAGTTGAGGTCAACTCTTCAGATGCCGAGACACAAGAGGAGTTCGAATCCAGGGTAAAGAAAGCCACTTTCATCGCCACGCTTCAGGCTGGGTATACTGATTTCCACTACTTGCGAGATATCTGGAGAAGGACTACTGAGAAAGAAGCCCTTATTGGCGTTTCCATGACGGGTATTGCTTCTGGCCGGGTCTTGAAATTGGATATGAAGTCTGCTGCTCTTGCCGTAAAGAAAGAGAACCGCAGAACGGCCGGTCTGATCGGTATCAACCCTGCAGCTCGTACTACGTGTGTAAAACCGGCTGGAACAACCTCTCTGACTCTTGGCACCTCCAGCGGCATCCACGCATGGCATAACGATTATTATATTCGTAGACTTCGAGTTGGAAAAAATGAGCCAATCTACACTCATTTAATTATCCACCACCCAGAGTTAGTTCAGGACGAATTTTTTAGACCGCATGATACAGCAGTTATAGAGGTCCCCCAAAAATCTCCCCCGGACGCAATTACCAGGCAAGAATCAGCAGTAAACCTTTTGAAGAGGATCAAGAAAGTTTCGTCTGGCTGGATAAAACCGGGTCACCAAAGAGGACAAAACACACACAATATCTCTGCAACCATATCGGTGAAAGAGAATGAGTGGGCCCAGGTGGCGAATTGGATGTGGAGAAACAAGTCTATTTATAATGGGTTATCTATCCTACCGTACGCTGAACATACCTATAAACAGGCACCGTTCGAAGATTGCACAAGGGAAGAATACGAAGAATTATATAAATCTTTGAAAAAAGTAGATGTGTCAAAGATAGTCGAGATAGAAGACAATACTGACTTAACTGGTGAACTGGCCTGCGCCGGTGGCGCATGCGAAATTACATAACCCCAACACATAAAAGTTCAAAAGGAGGACAATGTGAGTGAGAAAGCAACAACAAAAGAAGAATATGCTGTAGAGTATATTAAAGCTTTTAAGGCCGTAGAAGATGAAATGGAGCCGTACAAGGAACATAAAAGAGATCTGAGGAAAAACTATGTTGAAAATGGATGGTTAACGAAGACAGAAATGCGCCAGGCCGTGCGAGCGTTCAGAATGCTTCAAAAAGGAGATGATATTAACGAGTTGAAAGACTATTTTGATAAACTTAACAAGACGGTGGGGACATGATATGCTTAAGCCACTAAACAAATACCTGGTCGTAAGGCCAATAGAAGAGAAAAAAGTAGAAGATGTAAGAATTTTATTACCCCAAGAAGCCAAACTTAGTGACCTCAGCCACAAGGTCGTGCAGATTATAGCTCCACATGCCAACTCGGATCTAAAAAAGGACATGAAATTACTTGTGCCGGCCTCTTCCGTGGAGAAAGCGGCATTTCTCGGAGAAGTTCACTATATTGTGCCGGAAAATCACGTTATTGGATTCTTTACCGACGACGCGTGACGAGAGAATATTATGTCACTTGCTGTTTGGCTAATCTACTTAGATTTATATGACTTAGGATAATACGAGGGCACCACAAGACAAATAAAATTAGTGTTTCGTCTTGTGAATGCGCTCAGGAGAGAATAGAGAATGACTTTGTTAGCTTTGATAATAGCGATCGCCAACCCATATGTATATGAGAAACCAATTAATGTGAATTCCAGCGTAGAGTATAACTTTATTTTGCCCTTGAAAGAAGAACATAGTGAAATAATAACCTACGATGAGCTTATAAATGAAGCGATTTACAACTGCAGAGGAATAAAGCCTGATAAGGTCGATCCTCGATTGTTGGAAAAATTAATTAAAATCGAAAGCTCTTTCCATCCTCCAGCAGCAATGAAAGGGATGGTCTTAGCGGCGGCTTGTATGGAATCTAAATATAACCCCCGTGCCAAAGGGGACAGGAAGTTTAGCAAAGACAAAAAAACTCCGATGGCCATCGGGATACTGCAACAGTGGCCGGTTTACGAAAAAAGATATGGTACTGTTAGGACTGACCCAGAATCCGCTGCTCGCA